TATATGTGCGAGATAAAAAGGAATTTTTACATTATTTTGTATTACAAAAGCTCTTTGACATAACTTTAACATCACCTACGTATATACCAGATAGAACAACAAGCCATCAATACTTTTACTACAAATATCCTAGTAAAGAAGATGTTAATAGAATAGTACCTATTGTTAAACATTATGAGTATTGTGAAACGATATTTAACGACTTAAAAAATAGAATAAATGAGCCAATCAACAACTTTTACAATGACAAAGCCACAGTGGTATTCAACGCCGTGGAAAGAAGTGGAATACGAATTGATAGAGACAGATTCAAATCGTACTTTTACGATGAGCGTAGCGAATACGTATACACGCAATATAACTTCAAAACCTTAACAACTAGACCCGCAAATAAATTTAATGGAATTAATTACGCAGCACTTAACAAAGATAATGGATGTAGGACGAGTTTCATTCCACGTAATGATAAATTTATTGAGCTTGATATTGGTGCTTATCATCCTACTCTTCTTGGGTTGTTGGTGGGTTATAATTTTGGCGAAGAAGACATTCACAAAGCGTTTGCAAAAATGTATGGTGTGGATTACCAAAAATCTAAAGAGTTAACATTTAAACAACTATACGGAGGAGTATTCGAACAGTTTAAAGATCTGGAATTTTTTCAAAGAGTACAAATATATGTGGATGATTTGTGGCAAAGATTTAACGAAAACGGCTACATTGAGTGTCCTATTTCAAAACATTTATACAAAAAAGATAAGCTAGATGACATGAAACCCCAAAAGTTATTGAATTATGTTCTTCAAAACTTGGAGACCGCAATGAATGTTCGTATATTGTGGGATATATTTAAATCATTAAAAAACCGAAAAACTAAGCTGGTCTTATATACTTATGATTCGTTTTTGTTTGATTTTGATGAAAGTGAAGTTGGTTTGATTGAAGAAATTAAACAAATAATTAAAAATTATAAATTACAAATAAAAGAAAGTTATGGAAGCAACTACGATTTTAGATAAACCAGTTAATATGTATACTGTAGATGATTTTAACGAATTCTCTACATTAAATATAAAAGATTTGAATAACAAATTATTTTGCACCTTTACTACGTTAGAGGAGTTAGATTCATTAATCAATGGGTTGACTTCTAAGTATGATATTATGTATAATAAGATATTTGTATTGCATATTAAAAGCAATGATGAATATGTTTGCACATATAATATTGATCAGGCAAATCTAGACAGCTTACCACAAAATACAATTCTAGTACATAGAAAAAAAGAATCAAATACATTGTATACTATTAATGCTCTTAATGAATTAATTAAAAAATTAAATGGAGGAGTAGTTGATACTAAATTTCCAATTACTTGGGAACATTATAGAAATACAATTTTACTTACTCAAAGAGATGAATTAAAGCAATTAAAGACTAAAATTCATAGAATTCTTGAAGTATAGTTAGGATTGCTTGACTACACTTCGTATATTTACACATTAATAAAAAAGTTATAAACAAAAATTAGTTATCATTATGGATTTAAATTTGATTAAACAACGTTTAGAATCACTAAACAAACAATCTACAAATAATTCTGGAGGAGGAAAATCATTATTTTGGAAACCTTCTGTAGGAAAACAAGTAGTTAGAGTAGTACCTAATAAGTACAACAAACAAATACCATTTACAGAAATGTTATTTTATTATGGTATAGGACCAAGAGTAATGGCGTCACCACAAAACTGGAAACAAAAAGACCCAATACAAGAATTTACAAAACAATTACGTCAAAGTGGAGATAAGGAAAACTGGAGATTAGCTAAAAAATTAGATGCTAAAACTCGTATTTTTGCTCCTGTTATAGTAAGAGGACAAGAAGACGAAGGAGTAAAATTATGGCAATTTGGTAAAGAAGTTTACCAAGATTTCTTAAATATGGCTTCTGATGATGAAATTGGAGATTTTACTGATATAGCTGGAGGTAGAGATATCAAATTAACTACAGTAGGACCTGAAGTAACAGGAACTCCTTATAACAAAACATCAGTTTCCCCATCTTTAAAAACATCACCAATATCTAATGATGAAAAAGTTGTTAAAAATGTTCTTGAAAACCAACCAAACCCGTTTGATGTGTTTAAAAAATATACATTTGACGAAGTTAAAGCTGGATTACAAGAATTTTTATCCCCTGATGAAGAGGAAGGCAGTATATCATCTGAACCAGCAGTTCCATTTGATGGTGAGAAGAAAAATTACTCATTAGATACAAATAAAAGTAAACCTAAAGTAGATCAATTTGATGATTTATTTAAGGATGATGATAAGGACGATTTACCATTTTAATAAATAAATAATACATGGCGAGAAAGAAAAAATCACTATCGGAGGCAGTCTCTGCAGAAATACAATCAAATTTTAATTTAGATGCATTTAAAGAGAAAAAGGGATTAAAACAAAACATTAAGTTTAAAGACCAAGAATGGATCCCTTTATCTCAAGCATTTCAAGATGTTACCTCAATTCCTGGTATTCCTATGGGACATATTGTCTTATTAAGAGGACATTCAGATACAGGTAAAACAACAGCAATGATTGAAGCAGCTGTTTCGGCTCAAAAACGTAAAATACTACCTGTATTTATTATTACTGAGATGAAATGGAATTGGGAACATGCAACTCAAATGGGAATGGATGTTAAAGAAGTAAAGGATCCTAAAACCGGTGAAGTTTTAAATTATGAAGGTAATTTTATTTATGTAGATAGAGAAACAATAAATTCAATTGAAGATGTAGCTGGATTTATTTTAGATTTAATTGATGAACAAAAGAAAGGTAATTTACCATATGATTTATTATTCTTATGGGATTCAATTGGCTCAGTACCTTGTGAAATGTCACTTAAGTCAAATAAAAATAATAATGAATGGAATGCAGGTGCAATGTCAACTCAATTTGGTAATAATGTTAACCAAAAAATTACATTATCCAGAAAAGAGTCATCAACATTTACTAATACATTAGTTTGTATTAATAAAGTGTGGACATTAAAAGCTGAATCACCAATGGGTAAACCAAAATTAATGAATAAAGGTGGTTACGCAATGTGGTTTGACTCAACATTTGTAGTTACATTTGGTAATATTATGTCTGCTGGTACATCTAAGATTAAAGCTATTAAAGATGGTAAACAAGTTGAATTTGCTAAGCGAGTAAATATTCAAATTGATAAAAATCATATTAATGGTGTTACTACTAGAGGTAAAATTGTTATGACTCCTCATGGTTTTATTAACGATAATGATCGTGAATTAAAAGCATATAAAGAGGATAGAAAAGAAGAATGGAAACAAATTTTAGGTGGTGGTGATTTTAGAGTTGTTGAAGAGGACCAAGCATACTCTGATATAACATCTTTTGGAGATGAGCCACAGTAAACTTTGATACCTGAATTACTTTTCGTATATTCACGGCACAAAAAATAATTAAATGAAACAGAAAGAACTATTTAAACTTCTTGATGGAATTCAAGAACAAGGGGAGGAAACTGTACAAAGTGATAGGATATTATTTATAGATGGTTTAAATTTATTCTTTAGAAACTTTGCAGTAATGAATATGGTAAACCCAGATGGTGTTCATATAGGAGGTTTAGGTGGTTTTTTCCGTTCATTAGGCGCTATGATTCGTCAAATTGACCCTACTCAAGTTTATGTAGTATTTGATGGGGCAGGATCGGCTAATAATAGAAAAAACATTAATCCACTATATAAATCAGGTAGAGATTTACAGCGTATAACTAATTGGGATGCTTTTGATGACAAACAAGATGAAGATGATTCAAAAGTAGATCAAATGGTTAGAGTAATTCAATATTTAAAAACATTACCTGTTAAAACTGTTAGTATTGATAAAGTAGAAGCTGATGATATTATATCTTACTTATGCAATAAAGTAATAAACAAACCAGAAGACAAAGCATTTATAGTATCATCAGATAAAGATTTTATTCAATTAGTAAATGATAATGTTATAGTATATCGTCCTATGGAAAAAGAATACTATACAGAACAAACAGTAATTGATAAATATAAAATGTCTCCTAAAAATTTTATATTACACAAAACACTACTAGGCGATAATTCAGATAAAATTAAAGGTATTAAAGGTTTAGGTGAAAAAGGATTATATAAAAAATTCCCTGAATTAATGGAACGTGATATGGATTTGAAAGATATATTTACTATATGTGAAGCTAAATTTAAAGACCATGTAGTGTATGCTAGAGTACTTCAAAATATGGATGAAATGGAAAATAATTATAAAATTATGAATCTAGAAAACCCAATGATTAGTAATAAAGAAAAAGAATATTTAAATAAGGTTGTTAATTCAGAAATTCCTCCTTATATTCCAGAACAATTCGTAGCATTTTACAATCAAGACAAATTAGGTGGAATGATTAGAAATGTAGAATTTTGGGTAAAAGATATATTTGAAAAATTAGTTATAAATAAATAAGTTGTATGACATTAAAAAATCTAAACCAATATGGCCCTCATTTCCAAATAAAGGTGCTATCTTCCTTATTAACACATAAGGAATTTTTGGTTAATATTCAAGATATTTTAAGTGATGAATATTTTGATAATCAAGCCCATAAATGGGTTATTAAAGAAGTATTAAGATATTATGATAAGTATCATACTACACCTTCAATGGATATCTTAAAAGTTGAAGTTAAAAAAATAGATAATGAAGTACTACAATTATCAGTTAAAGAACAATTAAGAGAAGCATACCAAGCATCAGATGAAGATTTAGAGTATGTGCAAGAAGAATTTACTGGATTTTGTAAAAACCAACAAATTAAAAAAGCGTTAATGTCTTCTGTAGATTTACTAAAAGCAGGAGATTTTGATTCAATTAAATCTATTATATCGAATGCTTTACAAGCTGGTAATGATAAGAATGTAGGACATGAGTATTTAAAAGACTTAGAGTCTAGATTTAGAGAAGATGCTAGAATTACAATTCCAACACCTTGGACAAGAATTAATGAACTATTACAAGGGGGATTAGGTAATGGAGATTTTGGTTTAATATTCGGTAATCCTGGTGGGGGTAAATCATGGTCTTTAGTAGCTTTAGGAGGATATGCTGTAAGAATGGGTTATAATGTTATTCACTACACATTAGAATTAGGTGAACAATATGTAGGAAGAAGATATGACGCTTTCTTTAGTAAAATTCCTGTTGATAGAATTTTAAAAAATCGTGAACGAATAGAAGAAATTATTCCAAGTTTAGAAGGTGAATTAATTATAAAAGAATTCCCAACAGGCCGCGCAACTATGTCAACAATTGAATCACATATTACAAAAGTAACTGATATGGGGATTAAACCAGATTTAGTAATTATCGACTACGTTGATCTACTTGGCACGAAAAAGAAAACAGCTGATCGTAAGGGAGAAATTGATGATATTTATCAAAGCACTAAAGGATTAGCTAGACAATTAGACATACCTATTTGGTCAGTATCCCAAGTAAATCGTGCAGGAGCAAAAGACGACATTGTAGAAGGAGATAAAGCAGCAGGATCATATGATAAAATAATGATTACTGATGTATGTATTTCTCTTTCTAGAAAAAAGGCAGATAAAGTAAACGGAACTGGAAGATTTCATATTATGAAGAATAGATACGGTATTGATGGATTAACATTTGGGGTAGAAGCTGATACCGCAACTGGTCATTTTATTGTAAAAGATTATAATCCTGAAGATTATGAAAAAGAACCAGATCCAACTCAAACTACTAAATCATTTGGTGAAGTAGATGAGTATGACAAAAAAGCATTAGCAAATCAATTTTTCACACTTAATAAATAATAAAATGGCAAAAAAATCACTTTTAAAAGAACGTATAGTATATAAACCCTTCGAATACCCAGAAGCATTTGACTTCTACATGAAACAACAACAAGCACATTGGTTATGGACAGAAGTACCAATGATGGCTGATGTAAATGATTGGAAACAAAATTTAAATGAAACAGAAAAAAACATAATTGGATCTATTTTAAAAGGATTTGCTCAAACAGAAACTGTAGTAAATGATTATTGGACTCAATTAGTAACTAAATGGTTTAGAAAACCTGAAGTTATTGCTATGGCTGTAACTTTTGGTTGTTTTGAAACTATCCATGCAGAAGCTTATTCTTTATTAAATGAAGAGTTAGGATTAGATAATTTTGCTGAGTTTTTAGAAGATGAAACTACAATGGCTAAAATTGAAACATTAATGAATGTTAGAGATGATCATGATGGAAATCCTGATTGGCATGAAAGAGCTAAATCATTAGCAATTTTTTCTGCATTTACAGAAGGTGTTAATTTATTTTCTTCATTTGCTGTTTTATTATCATTTAAATTACAAAATAAACTTAAAGGAGTAGGACAAATTGTAGAATGGAGTATTAGAGATGAATCTTTACACTCAGATGCTGGTTGTTGGTTATTTAGAACATTACTAAAAGAACACCCTGAATATGATACACCTGAATTAAAGGCTGATATTGAAGAAGCAGCAAAATTATCTTTAAAATTAGAGTTAGATTTTATTGATAAAGTATATGAAATGGGCGATTTAGAAGGCTGTACTAAATATGACTTAACTTCTTTTATTAAGCATAGAGTAAATACTAAAATGGGTGATTTAGGTTATGGACCTATTGTTAATGGTATAGACGAAGAAGCAGTACAAAGAATGAGTTGGTTTGATAATTTATCAGGAGGAAAACAACATACTGATTTCTTTGCAAATAGAGTAACTAATTATTCCAAAGGAGTACAAGACTGGGATGCTAATAACATATTTTAAAAATGGATAATAATTTAATAGTAGATTATAGTAATTGGGAAGCAGGGAAACAATACCCAGAATGGATGGATGAAATTTCTTTAGCTACAATTAGTAAAGGATATTTACTTCCAGGAGAAACAGTAAGAACAGCTTATAAAAGAGTAGCAAATGCAGCTGCTTCAAGACTTAAAAAACCAGAGTTAGCAAATAAATTTTTTAAATATATTTGGAATGGTTGGATTGGTTTAGCTTCACCTGTAATTTCAAATATGGGTACTGATAGAGGTTTACCTATTTCTTGTTATGGAGTAGACACTCCTGATTCAATT